GTCGTAAGTGGAATGTCGTGGGAGGATTTTGCGAAACAAATGGGATTGGATTAGCAATGTATGAACTGTTAAGACCTAACATCCGTAAACTACAATCATTTACTACTACTCAAGATAGTAAAACTAAAGGTGTACGTAAACTGATTTATGATATTCAAGAAGGTAAAGTTGAATTACCATCAAAGCAATTGATGCCTGAATGTTTTAATGAAATGTCAGCGTATACATTTAAGTATGCTGCTAATGGTAATATATCATTTACACACCCAAATGGAATGCACGACGATGTAGTAGACGGTATTATGTTAGCTAATTTAGCACGTAATGAACAAGCATTCAGCAAATCAAAAATTTATATAGGTAACGCAAATAAACAAAAACAATATAATTAATATGGGATTCGAATTTAAATCAGACCAACCACAACAACAATTGGTTGACAGCAAAACATTACTATCTGCAAATGGTACCACAACAAATACAGTAATTGGTTATCCACCAAATTCAACTATTACTGAATTGGTTGACAGTAAAATTACATTATCAGAACATGAATTAACACTTACAATTGTAGAAGAAAACTTAACACAAGACATCTTTGCTGAAGGTGAGGAAGAACAATTAGCAATTGAATTTTTAGAGGAAAATGGATTGTATGCTAAGTTTTTACTATGGTGTGGAATTAAAGAACAATTAAAAAATCTTAAGGATAGCTTGGCGACTCCAACAGAGTAACGTATATTTATTGTCGATGGTTGGGTTTTTAGTTTATGCCATTACTTTTGTACCCAACGATTTTTGTTTCTGATATGGTGCGTAATGGGGGGTCTTAGCAGTATTTGCTCTTCTTTCATAAATTTATACCCCCCGCACTATATTTATCAATGTAACGCTTTCGAGAAAACAGCACTACAGCTACTTAACACAACCACTCTTAGGATAGTATCCTTTGACCAACCCTCCCCTAAAAAGGAGGGTTTCTTTTTAAAATCAAAAACGTTCAATACGCATATTTATTATAGATGGAAATAAAATTACCAGAATATATTTCAATTAGTGATTACAAGAAAATTGTATCGCTTGAGCATTTGACTGAATCAGAACAAATGCTTACTCGTATTGCTATATTAACTAAAAATGATGTTAGTACAGTACGTGGATGGACAGGAAATGAGGTTGCTAAGATTACTGATCAAATTACAGATTTACTTAATAGTACTAAACCTGAATTTTATCCGTTAATTGAGTTTGAAGGAAAAACATATGGTTTTTCTACATTGTCTAAAATGACATTAGGTGAGTACATTGACATAGAAAACTTATGTAGAAACGTTAATGAAAACCTATCTCAATTAATGGCACTAATGTATCGTGAAGTTACTAATAACAAATTTGATACATTTCAGTGGAAACTAAAATCACGAGTTAAATTAGCTTTAGGTAAAACAGAGGATTTATTTAAGTATTATAAAATTAAACCTTATGATTCAGATGATCTACCTGTTGATGCTGAAATATTTGAGCAATTTCCAGTAAAATACCTATTAGGAGCGTTGTTTTTTTTTACGCTGATAAAAACGGAGTACTTAAAAAATACGCTACTCTCTTTAACTCCGAACAGCAAGGAGACGACGATGATGATGGAGAAAGAGATGGAACAACTTTTGCTGAGCATTGGGGATGGTTTGGCACAATTTATGGTCTCAGCAAAACCAATATCCTTTCAATCACAGGAGACAAATGTATTACTGACTTAAATTTTATATTCGCACTAAACTATTTATCAATTAGTCTTGATTACAATAGAGAACAAGACCGACTAACACAACAACAATATGGACAACTTAGAAAATAACGAAGAATTAACTCCAGCTAAAAAAATTAAACAAGTTGAGTTAACACCTTTAGAAGCATCTATTCAGGCACGTAAGCACGATTTAAATTTTCCTGCATTACAATCAATGTTTGAATTGAATGAAACCGAATTACAAACAATTTTAGATAAACTACCTCCAACCGAGGATTGTAACTGTTAATTATGGCTGATTTTCCTTCATATCAATACATTGTTGAACAGTTTGAAACAGCTTGTGCTGAACATCTCGCCATTAATTCATTTGGTGAAGGTTCAATCGACCGTTTAGACAGTTTAACACAGAACGTAAAATACCCATTAGCATTTTTAAGACCATTAACCTCACAAGGTATGATTTTAAATGCAAATGGAGTATCAGGTGCACGTGCACTTAACTTTGAATTAATAATGATGGATGTACCTCAGTTAACTGATACTGATGTATTGAAATTACAATCACAAACCGAAGTTTATATATACGACATTATTGCTTACCTTAACTTAGGTAGTGTGCAACAATTAGAATTCGTTGTATTAAACAACATTACACCGTTATATGAGTCATTTAATGACCGTGTAGCAGGATGGAATGCAAACATTACAGTTAACACTTACGGAACATTAGATTTTTGTAACTTCCCTAAATTACCATAATGGCTTTAAATTCTCCTATAGCACAAGCATTACAACAAGTTGGTAATCAGCTTGTTAAACAAATGCAATCTAACTTGCAACGTAATCGTTCAAATGCAAGTGGTGCTTTATCTAAGTCACTTGATGCTAAAGTAGTTGAAGGTAAAAATGGACCTAAACTAACTGTATCAATGTTGCCTTATGGTAAACAAGTAAATGAAGGAAGACGATTCAGTAAAAGCAAAAGCGGACCTGGATTTGAACCTAAAATAGATGCTTGGATTAGAGAAAAAGGTATTACTCCAAGAAACGGAATAACTCCAAAACAATTAGAATTTTTGATATATCGTAAAATTAATAAAGAAGGATATAAAGCAAAACCATTCATACAACCAGCTATTGACGCAGTAGTAAACCAAGATTTAACAGGTATATTCGGTGAGGCGGTAGCTAAAGAAATAGAAATAATTTTTAATAAAAAATGAGTCAAATTAGCATTCAACAATACGCAGGACAACTTAATTTAGCAAACAGTGATATGCTATGGGAAGTAACATCTGTATCTTCTTCAGCACCTCAATACCAATATGTTTGTGCTTTACAAGATGGCTGTGGTACTGTATTAACAACAATAAAACAACAACCTAATCCTTCAAGTAAAGGTGTATTTAACTTAGGACGTATTGTAAGACAATACTTAAGTTATGATAATCACGCTTTGACAATTGGTGAAACAGGTAGTTTATTAAATAAAAACTCACAAACAGCTAAATTCTTTAAAGTAGCATTTGGTGAAGAATACGGTACATCAACTACATCATCTGTAACATCATATTCAGGTGTAGGTAATGCTACTGGTTCAGCCGCATTTACAGGTTCAACTCCGTTTTATTATTTGATTAATGGTACTTTAGACCCTAATAGTGGTGATTGGAATTGGGCTACTGGTTCATATTTTAAAATGGAATCTATTCCGTTTACAGGTAGTTTTAATTATCAAGTAGCATTAACAGATGCACCTCGTACTCAATATGTTCAAGCCGCAGATTACGCGTCTATATCCGTTTTAAACGGCAATCTAAATCAAAGCACATCATCCTCACAAGACATAGCTTACGTTGAATATAACATTTATACTAACGGTACAGCCAGTACTTATACGTTTGATAACTTAAACAATACAAATACAATTTATTCAGGTGGTCCTCGTACTGGTTCTATTAGTAACCCATTCCCTGGTACTATACAAACTTGTACTTCATCAGCACAACCATTTCAAACATCAGGTTCATTATTACTACACGTAGGAGTAGGACCTCAAAATTTAATTGATAATGGTAATGTTCCTGCAATTACAGGTAGTTGGGATTATTATACTGTTAAATTACATCCACGAGGTGCTTCAGGTATTAATACAAGTGCATCTTGGGAATCATTTACTTTCAATAAACAAGACCCTAATTGTGGGTATAGTAGTAAGCGATTTGCTTTTATAAACAACTATGGTGTGTTTGATTATTTTAATTTCACATTAGCTACAAATGAAACTGTAGCTTTAGACCGTGGTTTATATAAACAAAACTTTGTTGATTATAGCACAACTACTAATGCTGTTCCGTACAATCGTGAACGTAGAGGAACAAATAGTTATTACACGAATATAAGCGAGAATTTTCAAGTTTATAGTGATTGGTTGACCCAAGAACAATCTGATTGGTTAGGACAACTGTTTTATTCACCAAACGTGTTTGTTCAAGAGGGATTATTTTGGTTACCGATTATTCTTATTGACACACAATTTCAAGTTAGAACAAATCCAAGAACTCAAAAGAATTTCCAATACGTAGTTAACTATACATTAGCAAATAATAAGAGAAGCAGATAATGAGTAATCAATATTCAGTAGTATTAAGGGCAACAAACGATAAAGGACAAAAATATGACTTAGAAGTTATTGACAGTCCTGATTTTTTATTAGACATATCAGCCATTGAGGTAGGAGATATAGGAAGTGTATTCGGTATTTCATCTCAGAATTTTTCATTACCTGGTAGTGATATTAATAATAATTTCTTTAATAACGTATTTGATTTAGGAACAACATCAGCTGTAGCATTAAACAAATCAGTACCTTGTCAGGTATTAGTTGATGGACAAGCTGTATTTACAGGTAAATTATATATCAATGATTTGGTTTCTGACCAGTATAATGATGTAATTTATAATTGTGTTGTAGTAAATGAAACCGTAGATTTTCGTACATTAACTGAAAATCAAGGTTTAGCTGAATTAAATTGGTCCTCATATTCACACTCATACTCATATGCTTCTATTTCACAGTCGTGGAATGATAATTTATTTTCAGGTTCAATATTATATCCATTAGTCAACTATGGTGCTAATCCTTTAGATTCAGAAACGCCTGGATTTGAATTCGGTGGTGCAAGATATCAAATGGATAATCCAACCACACCATTAAAAGTATCTCAATTCAAACCAGCTGTTCAAGCTAAAACAATTGTAGATGAGATATTCAATAAAATTAATTACAAATACACTTCATCGTTTTTTAATTCTCAATTATTTAAGGATTTATATTTTTTAAATTCTGTAGATGATAAGGATGGTGTTTCATTTGTATCACCTTCATCTGGTTCATATGTTTACACTAATGCTACTCAATCAGTAGCTTCAGGGTTTACAACATTAACTACTACTAAATTAGTATTTAATCAAA